ATTTTAATCACAACCATGTCTTGTGATAAGGAAAATGATCTTTGTAGTGACCATCCTCCGAGCGCTAATACAATAGCGAGTAGTGCCGTTATTAATTTATCATTCATTGGGTTTACCCTTCGTTTTTATTGTGTATTCATATGTCTGTTGTTCGGCGCGTTCTTTTTCTTCGTTTAGCCGACAACATGTACCTAATTTTTCTTTTTCTTTGGTATGCGTATTGCAGCATTTTGTTTCGTCTATTGGCATGCGAGACACTCATCGTTATTTACTGTAGCTCCCTGGGGGTTACAATTACATTTTTCACAAGGACATACTCCGTTACTATCGGAATGTCCTTTGACATTACAATGACAATTACAAAAGCAGTCTTTACATTTATTCATATTGTTTAATTATCCATTTTTTAAAAAGATTCCAATATTTTTTAATCATGTTTTTTCTCCTCAATTTCGTAAAAAAAGTTGTCAGTGTCTTCGGTCCTCCACTTACTACTATCTTCTACATTCCACTCACTTGTTTGTACCTTCCAGTCTTTAGGAACTTCGTTCCTGACTGTGAATGAAGGAATACTCCATATTAATCTGTTGTTTGGCTGAGCCGCATAGTTGCCATCATCCAAGGCAAGTATATGAGCGCACTTATGTTCGTGCGGAATTTCTGAATGATCTGTGTCAACAATATTACTCTCTGGATGAGCCCAGTCAACTGTGAAAAGATAGGATCCGGTATGCCAGATCTTATTTTTATCTATATATTTGCCTGATTGGCCGTCTAAAATATCGTAATTAGTAATAGCAGGATAATAACTAAAGCAATTCCACAACTCCAGCTGGTCCAGCCGAGTCCGAGGAACTTCTTCTGGCTTAAATCCTCTTTGCATAAACGCACTAATTGGCAACCGATAGAAGATAGCACCATTTTCCATAATTGCATGAAAGAGTATAGGACGCCCTGTAATCGATGCCACCCCAAAAAGAATGCAGTCTTCCACTTCGCCGTGATGTGCTTTGAGATCATAAAGGTATTCCCTCCTGATCTGTGCATACATCACAGGTATATTCGCGTTTAAATATGCCATTTAACATATAATCCTTTTTTTTATGCAATTGCTAAAAGAACCATAATTACTACAACAGCAATCACTAATTTTTTGTGATCTGTCCATAGGTGTTCTACTTGATCTAATATATTCATGTTTCCTCCTATTTGATGTTACCCCAATTAAAACCAGATTCATAGTCTACTTTATTTGGTACTTCTAGTTTAACCGCAGATTCCATAATTTCTACTATTTGTTTTGCTTGTTTATCAGATTCTACAGAAATATCTAGTTCATCATGAACTTGTATATGGGGAATAATGCCTTCTTTATATAAATCAACCATAGCTTTTTTAGTCATATCTGCTGCTGATCCTTGTATGAGTTTGTTTAAAGATTTATAAGTATAGGCTCGTTTAATCCCTGGTCCGTGTTCCCTGAGTGCTTCTTCGTGTGGTAAAGCTTTATGAATACCAAATGAATTAGGTTCCCATAAATGAAACCTACATAATCTTCCAAGTAACGTTCTAATTTTACCAGAGTCTTGAGCCCGTTGACTTACATTATCCATAAGTTGTTTTACAAATGGAACCTTAGTATGATATTTTTTAAATAATTCTTCCGCTTTATCTTTGGATACCCCAAGCTCTGCTTGCAATTTATTTTTACCCATACCGTAGAACAGACCCAGGTTTATAGTCTTGGCTTGTGATCTAGGTATCTCTGCCATATCAGCAACAATATTGTGAAAATCTGCATCTCCTTCACGATAAGCTTCTAAAACTTCATCCACGCCATAGAGATTTTGTAACGTTGCATAATGCACTACCAACCTAGGCTCTTGTTGATTATANTCAAAACAACCCCATGTATGGCCTTCCTCAGGGATAAATAAGGACCTAATCCGTGGTCCGAGATCCTTGTTCCGTGCTGGTATTTGCTGTAAATTTGGATTGGAATAAGAAAATCTTCCGGTAACCGTTCCTCCATTGTCTCCACGCAATTGATTGATATCAGCGTGGATTCTACCTTTGTAGGAATGTTTAAGGATTGTGTCAATAAATGTCGTGTGAGATTTATTAATTTCTCTAGCCCGAGCAATGTGTTTTACAACGGGGTGAGGGTGATTAGATAAAAAATTCTTAGTAAAAGAAGGTGCGTTTGTTTTTTCAGTTCTATCATACTCTAAATTTAGTTTATCAAAAACTTGAGCAATAGAGCGTGCCGCCCATATTTGAGTATCTATGCCTGTTTCTTTTTTTACAGCTAACAATGATTCTTTTTCTTGAGTAACTAATTCTTTTTTTAATTGATGAGCTGCTGCTACGTCAACACGCACCCCTTTAAATTTCATATCAATTAAACAAGGAAATAATTCAGTTTCCATATTCATGATGGCACTAAGATCTTGATGATGTATTTCTTTTTTTAGTTCTTGCCAAAGGGCTAAAGTTATTTCAGCATCCTTTTCTGCATATGCGCCCACATAAATGGCAGGTAGTTTATACATTTCTGCCTTAGGGTCAACTCCCCAACTTTTCGCAGCTTCATATAATTCTGTTTCATTCTTTCCTTTACCAGTGTATCTTTTACTGCAGTTGTTTAAGTCATAGCGCATTTGATTTTCATCAACAAGGGCCGAAGCAATCATCGTGTCCACTATTTTACCGCTAATACTTAAGCCGATCGCTCGTAGCCAACAAACGTCATACATGGCGTTATGAAATATTTTTATCGCGGGTGTACTTAATACATCTTGAACCCATTTCAAAACTTTTTTTCGATCCATGTTGCCGCCACCTTCGTGAGCAATAGGATAATAGCCACACCAATTTTTAACAGCTACTGCTATACCCGTTACGTCTCCTCTACCTACAATTGAACCTGATCCCATTTTAATTAAATCAGGATCTTTTGTTTCTAAGTCTATTGAAATTTCATCGTACGCAGATAAGTCAGGAAAATTTTCTGGCGGTAACCATTCTGTTTGGGGTTTAAAAAGAGGTATTTGCATTATTTAATTCCTTTCGGTGGGTGATAGTGTCCTGGATTGTCATCATCAACATAATATAATTTAATTTTTAATTGTTTTTGAATGTTAGTCAAAGACCGATGAACGGGAAATCCATCTCTTTTTCTTATAGATCTTTTTTTAACATCTAATAATTCAATTTCGCCATCCGGTGAAACAACGACGATGTCAGCCGGTCCTGATTGCATTACATTTTTAAAAACAAGAAATCCTCTCTTTAAAAATTCGTTTATGGCTACATGTTCGTAAATAGTTCCAATTCGACCAGGTTGTTTTAATCCCATTCGTTTGCCTTCCATTTTTGTTGGGGTTTAAAAAAAGTATCTTCATTAATTGTGAGGACACCCATTCTTCCATTTGTTGTAACCATCAACCCAGTCTTTGCCTGAAGTCTCTGGTGGTTTTCTTTCTGCTTCTTCTTTAGTAATACCCGCGTTTCGGTATTCCTCTTCTTCTGTCATTGGTATTAATTGGTAATCTCTTTCAATTATCATTTCAATAAAGTGAACAGCTTTTTCTAAATCTTCCTTTCCATTTTTAAATCTGTGTCTACAGATGTATTTTATAGCCGATCCTTCTGGAAAAAGCAATTCGTTCTCAATTACAAATTTACTTGGCTGAATTTTAAAATTCTGTTGGTAATGGTTTCCACCTATTTGTTTATCGTATGCGCTCATATATTAAATCCTTTGTTATATTGTTTAGGTTCTATAATGTGTAAATTTTCTTTCGTTCGCGTTGCTCCTACATAAAACAAACGGTTCTCATCATCTGGATTTTTTTCATAATTGGTGAGCGTTGTTTTAGTAAGATCGGTAAGAAGAACTACGTTCTGAGATTCTCCGCCTTTAGCGGCGTGAATAGTAGAAAGTTCTATTCTTGGAGGTTTATTTAATTGTTCCCCATTCGCTCTCATTTTTCTTAAATATTCTATACGTCTTGAACCTGCATCATCAAAAGCTTCATACCAAACTTTTCTAGTGTTTAAGCCAAAATCTTTTGTAAGTTGGTCAATGCCATAAAACGCACCTTTTGTCATTCCGTACATTGGAGTTTTATCAACATGTGTCGGGGACATATNGGTATAAATTTTTTCTATTTGTTTGTATGATAAAAGTTGTCCCTGTCTTAAATGCTCCCAGTCGATAGCTGCTTCTTGAATATCTTTTTCATAACTACGTTTATGTCTTGTTTTATAATATAGTCCTTTACGATATAAAACATCTTCTATCTCTCTAAGCATATATTTGGTGCGAGCTAATACTAACCACTCACCCGAAGACATATCAATTGAATCAATTTCAAAATGTCTGTGTAAACTACCTTCATTAGTTTTAGGTTGCCATGTTTTATTAATTCTATGTTTAATTTTATTTATAATTCCCATTGCTAATTGATGTACTTTAATAGGNACTCTATGGGATTGTATNAGNGGAAGATTAATCATTTGATCTTGTAAGGCTATAAAAGAATCTACTTCNGCGCCGGCCCATTTAAAAATAGCTTGGTCGTCATCTCCTGCAATAAAAGAATCTTCGGTTTTGTTCCAAATAGATTTTGTCATATCCCATTGCATAA